GCGAGCGCGAAGGCCCACGGGCTGTAGAAGCCGCAGCGCTTGAAGTTCTCGCCGAGGATCTGGAAGCCGCCGTACGACGCCGAGGCGAAGCCCGCGTCGACGTTGAGCGCGACCATGTCCAGCAGCATCTCCCACCGCGCTGCCTGCGTCTTGGGATAGAGCGCCTTGTTCCACTTCAGCGACGAGATCGTCGGGTGCGACGCGTCATACTGATGACCGGTCGCGCGGCTGAACCGATGCGGCTCGGGCAGGATCGAGGGGCGACCGTCGACGAACGGATTGCCCGACGACTCGACCTCGTGAATAACGCGAACTTTGACCGGATCGCAGCCAAGCTCGGTCGCGGCCGCTTGGAAGTCCGCCTCGGTGCAGAGCGTATCGGGGCCGTTACTCAGCGCCGCCAGGGTAGCGAGGCGGGTCTTCGGTCCCCATTTACCGTCGATGTCAGACTGGCTGAGCGTGCCGCAGCGGACCAGTTCGATCTGAAGCTCGTAGACGTTCACTGGCCGCTCCCGTCGATGTCGAGGCTGGTGCCGAGCGGCCCGGTTCCCTTGACCTTTGCGCCGGCGATCTTGGCGAAGACCAGCGCGAGCAGCGCGAGGGTGCCAAACAGGGCAACGCCGATGATGCTCAACTGCTTGTCCCGCAGCGAGATCGGCCAGCCGCCCTGCCACACGATGTAGACCAGCACGCCGGCACAGACGGTGAGCACGGGACCGGCACCGAACAGCACCCACATGCGCAGCGGAGCCGCGCGCAGCGCGACGCGCCACAGCCGCGGCAGGCTATAGGTGCGGGCGAGCACCGCTATTGCTGCCACCGCGCAGATGATCGCAATGATGGCAAGCAAAAGAATCACTGTAGCAGTGCTCCATCACTAAACGGTTGAAATTGATAACAGAGATTTGACGGCCTGAGAAGCCTGCTTAGGTTCCGCGTACTGCGATAGCGAATATGTGAATCTCGTAACCGCCTATAGAACCGAACGTGAATGTCGGGCCGTGCATTCCCTCGCTTGTGAGATCGGCGACCCAAAGCGCACCTGATCCTGTCCCGCTGCCTGTATCCCTAAATTCTTGCAGCTTCGTGCCTATGTCGGACGTGTTCGCGGAGTTGCCACGGCAAGACAAGAAGATGAGCAGTTTCGTGTTTGCTTCGACGCGGCCGATCGCCCATGCCTTGCCGTTATGGAGCGATGCCAAGGAATTGGCGACGACTTTGAACAGAGAAAAGTTGATCCCACTAGCGGCTCCGACTAGGCAGACGCCCGCCATGATCCTCGTCCATCCACCTGACCAATTGATCGTGACGCTACCGGCGGTGATGTCAGCCGCCGTCAGTCTTTTGTAAATCGTAAACCCGTTCCAGCCGGAGTTTGACGGAGAATAACCGACGATCGACCAGCCAGCTGGAATAGTCGGGGCGTCTCCGCCTGAACCCAAAATATAGAAATCGTCTCCGGCGACAGCACCAGATAGACTGACGGTAGAACCGCCGCCGACAATGTTGGTAAAGCGAATGCTCGGCAGCGTCAGTGAACCGGATGAGCTTCCAGCGAGCGCCTGCCCGTTGGCCTTCTGATAACCAACGCACACCCAATTCCCCGAGCCGAGCGAGCGGAATCGCGCCGTATCTCCGGCCGCCGTCGTGATGTTTGCCGAGGTCGGCAGGATCAGCGATGTCGCGTTGTGCGTCAGCGTCAGCGCTCCAGTGAAGCGCAGCGTCCGCTCGACGCCAGCTGCAGCCGTACCGAAGCTCGTGATCGTCGTGGTTCCGGTGATGTTGACGAAATCGCCCGTGGCCGCAGACAGGTCTGTCGTCGCAGCCGAGGCGATGTCTGCGCCTTTGATCGAGATGTTGTCCTTGGCAGCCACTTTGCTCGATACGTCAGACAGGTTGTTCGCAGGCTGCAAGCCAGTGCCGGTCGGTCGCACGAAGGTTAGCGCCGTCGTCCCAATCGTCACGGGGCCGTCAGTTGTGCAGACAAACTCGGTGTCGGCGTTGGTGCTCCCTTCTGTGACCTTGACGGCGGCTCCAGGCAATTCGGTGCCTTGATCCGAGTCTGACGCTCGGGTGAGAATGTAGGGGTTCGACGCGTCGCCGACCTGCGTCACCACGTAGACGCCGTTGTGCGAGGAGGTCGCCTCGTCTTTGACCAGGAGGCGTTCGCCACTGCCCAAGGTCACGCCGTCCTGCGCGGCGAGCGCGCCGTTCGCGTTGCCCGTCAGAGTGGCGCCGACGCCGCTCGTCCCATTTGCATAAGTGTTCGCTGGCAATGCTGCGGTCGTGGCAGTGCGAACAGGCTGCTTCCACGAGCTAACGCCCGTCACGAAGCCATAGAGTTCCGTGAAGTTGTCGTTGATCTTCTGGCCGCCGTCACGCAGCGTGTCGCCGGTGCCGTCATTCGGAGTCGATCCGAGGTTGACAATCTGCTGTGCCATTTAGTCATCATCCCAGGTTGGTGTGAGGTCGTTGTCGAAGGTGATGATCGTCTCATCGAAGGTCGTGTCCTTGACGCGGACGTAGAGGCGATGCGCCTGCATCGATTCAAAGGTGCCATCGGAATCGACGCGCTTCGCGCCGACCTCGACGATGACGATGTCCTCGGTGCCGAATGAAGCATCGGGAATGTCGAAGGACGTGCCGGCAAGATCATCATGCGTCGCCAGCACCGTCGCGCCGTCACGGCTCAGCACGCGGATCTTCGTCACCTGACCCGTCTCCGGCGTCATGGTGGCATCGGTCCACCAGACCAATTGACTGTCTTCGAGCAGTCTGTTGCGGTTCGCCCAGGTAACCGTCACCCATGGATCGGCGCGATCGCTCATGTCGACCGGATCAGCGAGCGTGTTGAAGCTCACACCGTCGATCTGCACGTTTGCAGGGCGGTTCGGCAGATACGGACGATCGAATAACGTGCCGGTAAGCGTCGGTGCCGAGGCGGAATCGAGAACGTCGAGCGACGTGCGCATCAGCAGCTTGTAGGTAACGCCTTCACCGTCAGACCGAATGGTGTTGTCGCTGATCCTGGAGGAAGTCGAGACGAACCAGATCACCGTGCCTGCCGGCCAATCCTTCGGGGTTGTATCGAGCAGACCGCGCTTCAACACCGGATCGGTGCCGCTCAGCGTAATCAACCCCACTTCCATGTCCGTTTCATCGGTCGCATCGCCGCCGATGAAGACGAACACGTTCTGGTCCGGAGCAACGTTACCGACGAGACCGGAATAGGTGACTCCGAGGCTTTCTGCTTCGGCTACCAATGGATCCGTCAACGTCGCGTGACCGAGGATCGTGTTGGTGCTCAGCACCGTGTCGACCGTCGTTCCATCCGGCTGAACGACCGAGCCGAGCACATCGTAATTGACCGCGTCCGAATTGTCCGTCGACGCGAGGATGCCGGCGGCGACCTCCGGATATGCAGCATCGGCCGCTGCGCCCAGGCGTGCGGCAAAGAACGCCGGAATGGTGATGACCCGGCTATAGTCCATGGCGTCTGCTGCCTGACCGCCGCTGTTCCAGCCTGACGACGGCGGCTCCGAATAGTTCGCAGAACTGAAGGAGAAGATGTCTTCGAGCAGCGACGCACGGATGGTCGGTTGACCAGGCTTGCCATAATCGACCGGTCCGACCCGCATCACCACGCTGCTCAGGCCATGCTCGGCCCATGTCACCTTGACGACCTCACCTGGCAGCAAGTCCCACGCGCTGCGGTCGAGTTCGGCTTCCAGGGATGCGATCGGTGCCGCCGACATGCGGAGGTCGCGGGATGCGAGGATCATCGCCAGCGCAGAAGTCCTGACGCCGTAATAGTTGCGACCGCTCGGGATGATCGTTCCCTGCGTCGCGATGCCGGCGAGATCCTGCGCGGTGACGGTTTCTTCCTGCTCGTTCTCGGGATTCGTCCAGGTGACCGTGACTTCGTTGGCGATCTCGCCCCATGCCTTGCGCTGGAAGTTCGACAGCTTTGCGTTGTCGATCGTGATCTCGCGCAGCGTGGCGACATCATAATCGTCGCGCATCAGCTTGATCGTGATGAGGCCGGTCCGCGGGTTGACGAACAAGGTCGCCTGGATGTGGTCGAGGATTTCGGTGACGAACGCTTCGATCGTCGTCTGCCGCGTCCAGATCATCGACAGGCCAAGCCGCTCGTCGTAGAGGGTGATGCCAGCTGCCTCGAATGCGTCTGTGTCGATGATCGTCGACGGAGCGCCCATGCCCCAATCGGTGTTCGTCAGGCACTCGTAGATCATGTGCGCGGGATTGGCGTCGGGCGCGTTATAGTTCGTCTTGTCGATGTAGAGGGAGACTCCGCCGCTGTTGTCGGAGACGAAGTCGTCCCAGATGTAGAAGGTGTATGTTGAAGCTCCGCTCAGCGTTACGCCGGGGAATGCCGCCCTAGCCTCTTCTGCGGTGTTGTACGGACCGCTGACCCATTCGTAGAAGCGGCTTGGGTCGCTATCCATGATGACGCGGAAGCCAGTCGAATAGAAACCGAAATAACGATCATTGAAGCTAGCGGTGTAGGTTTGCCCGAGCGGCATCGAGATCGTGAGAACATCGACAGGGCTGAGTCCGGAAATCGTGATGCCCTTGGTGCTCAGCGCCTCGCTTTCGATCTTCGTCGCGTTCGTGATCGCGTTGAGATTGACCGTCGTCAGGTAGCCGCTGGTTGAGGAGCCAGTCGAGCCGATGCGCGGGATCAGCGCATAAGCTGGATTGAGTCCCCGCGGCGCGCGACGGAATGCTGCCCAGACGGTGCGCAGATACGGGTTGTTCGCAGTCCAGTAGAAACCTCGCCCTTTGATCAGACCCTTTGAGCCGCCAGAGAAATCCGGACCGGTGAAAAACAACGAGGTCAGCCCTCGGAAGCCGGGGCAGTTTGCGCCAGTTCCGCGACCGAGCTTGGCCGCGAGGAAATCGGACAGCGTCTGCGTTATGCCGCCAGGAAGAAAATGAACATTGCCAGCGACGCCGCCTTCCTTCTTGGGGCCGCCGAAGAGGTCGCGCTTGCTGACGGTGATGATGCTTTGGGTGGTAACTTCACCTTCCCAGGCGACTTTCTCTCCGATCTGCAGGCCAACGTACGCATCAATGGGACCCGAGCAGAATCCCATGTGCATCGCCATGTAGTATTCATTGACTTCCTGCTCTCCGCCAGATTTACCGCCGCCCATTGCGGTTCCTTTCGAGTGCGTGACGGACGATCAGGCGCGCTTCGGCGTCGCCCGTGGCAAGCAGCTGCGCCGCAGGCACACCGTTCTTGATGAAGTCGCGGAAATCGAATCCGTTGAGGCGCGCCCATTCGCGCGAGCCGTCGAGACATTTGCCAGCGGCCTGCACGTCTTCAGCGGTGATTGTCAGCCCGTTGATTTCTGCAGGGTCGACATCGAGCAGTTCGCGCTGAACCTTACGCTCGATGATCTGCTGAACCAGCGCATCGTCCTGCGGCAGGTCATCGCTGTCGACGCCGTTCTTGAGGAAGTCGCGGAAGTCGAGATGAGGATGAGACCTCGCCCAGGCGCGCACTCCGCTGACGCAATGGCCTGCCTGCCGAGCATCGTCGATCGTGATGCGCATCACTTACCGCCGCTGTCGGTCTTGACCGTGTAGGTCTTGATCGACTTCTCGCCGAACCACAGCACGTTGCCGCCCTTGACCAGCACGGTCCCAAAGATGACCGGAATCGGGCGCCCCGCTTCGGCTGTCGGATCCTCCAAGTCCTTCGCCGCCTCGGGCCTCGGAGGCTTCGGCTTGGGCATGATCACGTAAGCGATGATCATCATCGCAATCGCGATCGCCAGCTGAACGAAGAATGCCATTTGTAGGTGAGATAACACCAAGGGGTTGAAATTGGAAGCAGCCCGTGGCACGTTCAACCGATGATTGAATTCATGGTGATTGGGCTGCCGCGGAGCGGGACTACATGGGCCGCCAACTGGCTGACGACCGACCGGACGTTCTGCGTCCACGACCCTCTCTGGACGACGCACTATTCCAGGCTGGATCAGGTCGTGCCGCTTCGCGCTGGCGAACGTGTCGCAGGTATCAGCTGCAGCGGCTCATGGATGTGGCTCGATTGGCTCAACAATCATCCGGCGCGGAAGCTCATCCTGCATCGTCCCCTCGGGGAAATTCGTGAATCGCTGCAGCGCTGCGGTGTCCCCGAGGCGGCGCCGGACGACGAAGCGCCGGGACTTCTCGACCGCGTCCACGGGCGGCACTATCACTGGCGCTGCTTGTTCGATCCCTTCGATGCGACGAACATCTGGCAATATCTTACCGGCCTGCCGTTCGATGCTGAGCGACACACTGAATTGGTGCAGATCGCCGTCCAGCCACGGTTCGATGCGTTGCGGAAGGATAACGCGGTCCAGCAGCGGCTCGCACGTGAGTTAAATTCAACTTTGGGTTGACTGTGTAGGTTGAAAGATGTAGGGGATTTGGGAATTACGCAGGGAAGGATCGATGAAACCATCATTGCTGGAGCTTGCCGAGCAGCTGAGCGAGCACGAACGCGCGCTGCTTCTTGGCGAATGCGACGGTTGGGGATCGTGGATGTTCGAGGCTGGCGGGCATCTATGCTCGCTCGGGCTAGGCACCAAGCGCCACGGCAGCATCACGTTCGATACGCCGCTGGCAAAGGAGCTGATCGCTTCTCTCCGCGCATCCAACAAGGAGCAGGAATGATGGACCGTTACGGGGAGGCCGTCTGGGCAGCCGTTGGGAGCAACGGCCGTATGACAACGCAGGCCATTAAGAACGAACTCGGCATCGGCTACAACGAAGCCGCTAGATTCACGGAGCGGATGATTGCTGACGGCATAATCAGCGAGTGTGACAACTTAGGCTGCCGGAAGATTCTAAAAGAGTTTTGCGGATGCTGCGAACCATGCGGAGCGCCACTATTTGGCGACGATGAGTTCGCGACTGACGACAACGGCTGCACCGCCTGCTTGCCCGCGTTCAGCGACACGCTGCCAGATAGCCGCCCCTGTTATGCCTACCGCGTCGGCGGCCTGAGCGCCGCAAGCGAGACGCCCAAGTGACCCACCCAAGGCGATTGTGACCGATGAAATGGTCGAGGCAGGGCGCAAGGCCGCGAAGTCGCATAGTCTGTCGAAAATCAACGAGTGGCTAGAGGCAATCTACACCGCCATGCACGCAGCATCCCCTAACCCCGAAGCCAGCGAGATTATGCGGGAGGCGCTGGAACGCATTCAGCAAGAGGATACGCGAACCGAACGAACGCCGCATCTATCTTATGCCAACGACCGCGAGTTGTGGACTGAACGCAAGGTCGAAGGCCGTTGTGCGAAGATAGCTCGCGAAGCTCTGTCCTTAATCCGCTAGTAATAGTTGTTGTAGAAGCCGAACGGGGACTTCGTCGGAATCAGCCACTGGCCGCCATAGTCACCGATGACGTTGTGCAGATCAGCGCAGTCGTCCAGTTGGTGATTGCACCCGAGGATCACCGACACGGTTGCTCCGACCGTCAGGTTCCTGATGATTCCAGACAGCGACAGATCGTTGCCGCTGAGGTTCAGCGTCGTGCGCCGCTCGATCGATCCTGCCGCAGTCGTCCATTCGACCATGCCGTTGATGAATTTCTCGGCCGCAAAGCTGCCGTTCCAGCCGCTCGACAGCGAAAGCGTGGAGCCGCTGATCGCAGTAACGGTCGCGCTCACCGTCGCCGCTGCCTTGTCGGCATGGCAGCCGGCCTGGTCGTTGCCCATGTAGAGCGCGTGCGGGCAGCCATACTGGTAGTTGCGGCGCAGACCGGCGCGCTTCATCGACGTGGCGACCGGCTCGCAGGTCAGTTCGGCTTCGCTGTCGGTGAATTTGCAGCTGAGCACGCGACCAGTCCAGATGACGAGGAATTCCGTATCTCCGAAATGCCCCTGGCGGATAATCGCGGTCACAGGCTGCGTCGGCGGGTAGACACGGAACAGTTCAGCGACTTCCGCGTCGCGCTGCAGGCTGACGGTTAGCGACTGCTTGTCGAGCGTGCCTGACGACTTGACCGTGTCGCGCATGATCGGATGAGGCTGAAACTCGACCGAGCCATAAGGAGCACCGACATCGATCGTGATCGGCTCCTCTGAATCGGTGTAGGCGTAATACTCGGTGTCCGATGAGCCGTAGACGAAGAAGTAGAGTTCGACTGGCTCGCCGAGCGTACGGCTTTCCTCGATTGGTTCAAACGGCATCCGTTACTCCGCGGTCAGTTGTTCGAGCGTTCGCATCGGCAAGTCCAGACGCGCGACCGAGTTCGTCAGCCAGTCCATCGTCAACGTGTCGCTCGCGAAGCGCCACACCGGCATCCATGAGATCATCACGATGTCCGACGCAGCGAGCGTCGAGGGCCAGTTGGTGTTGACGGTGATGACCGTATTGCCGCCGCTCGGGACGAGGCTGTTGACGAGCCGATAGTGGAAGGTGCCGTCACGCATCTGCACGGCTAGCGCCTTGAACACCTTGCTGTTCGAGTAATAGGTCGCAGCCAGCGTGTCGGCCACGGTCAGCGTCGCAGTTCCGCTCGCGAGATCCGACAGCGGCGGCAGATCGTTGACTCCGGTCGGCATGTAGAATTCGCCGCGCTGCCCCTTCATCCGATCGAAGAATTCCTCGAACTCGCGGCCTTCGGCTTCGTCCATCGCCGTGAAGCTGGCGCGCCGCGACCGTGAGGGGAAATCGTAGGGGAAGAAGTTCGCCACCGGCCCGCGGTCGTAGTCGACCTGCTCCATCGGATAGATGAAGTTCTGCGTCAGCGAGTTCGCCCAATTCGGCCTGAACGTGCAGACCTCGAAGCCGTTGTAGGTCACCGGCGCCGCCGGCGGAGCGACATACGGTTCGCTTCCCGGCTCGACCTTGAAGTTCACCTTGACGACGGCGAGGCCGTTGACGGGACTGCTGTTGTCGATCTCGTCGACCAGCAGGCCGACCGGACCCGGCAGCACGATCGTCCCGGCAGGCCATGCAGCGCTCAGCGGGTCGGCGAGCGTCACGGTGCTGCCCAACATCGACGCCACATACACCGGCGTCGGCCTGGTGCGGCCGTCGAACAGGAACAGCGCTCTGCCGTCGAAGACCCACGAGGGCGCGTCCGCGAGCACGATGGTCGAACCGCCGCTCACCGCAGGAGAAGCGAGAGTTGAGCGCCGCGTCCAGTCGGGCATGATGAACGGCTTGTTCTGCGCGTAGCTCATCAGCCCTTCATATTCGCGCCACTCGTCGAGATGGACGAGCGCTTCAAAGCCGAACTCCAGTCGCGGCGTAGTACGCAGCGCGCGACGCTGCTCGCGCCTTGAGCGCGACGTGAAGATGTCGGTCTTGTATTCGCGCGACACCTGAAACGATTCCCGCCAATTGGGCAGGAAGCTCCAGACGAATGCGGCTGCCGGATCGGTGGACATTTAGCCGAGCGCCTGACGGATCGCGCCGGCGTTGCCCCGCATCCAGTTGAGGATCGCGCGCTCGCCGTGCGCCGTGCCGATACCCTGCGACACGAACTCACCGGCGTCGATCGCGTTGACGATCTTGATGTTCGGCATCTTCCCGTTGCCGCCACCGTTGGCACGATGCCGCGGATCCGCTGCAGTCAGCACTTCCTCGCCCTGCTTGAGGATGGCGGGGACCTCATCGGGCTTGAGACCAGCAATGCCGCCGGTGTGATAGCGACGCGCGTTCGCGAACCACATCGGGGAAACGGTTCGACTTGCCAGCGCGTCTCGACCGACGACGCCGCCGGTGTGCGCCACCGGTACACCGATGCCGATTGCCTTCAGCCCCTGCATCACTGCGTTGAAGATGATCTGTTGCAGGATCATCTCGGCGATCTTCAGCAGGAATTCGGAGGCGAACTGGAGAAACGCTTCCTTCAGCGACTTGAACACGTTGGCGCCGCCCGCGACCGCCTGGGCGAACTTCTCGATCGCGCTGACTGCCGCACCGGTGAACGCGTGCGCGATGCTCTCGGCCGTCAGGCCCATGAACGTCGTCAGGCGGTCGGCCTGTTCGCTGGCACCCTGCAGAGCGAGAATCGTAGCTTTGATCGCCTCGTTGGTGGTGCCAAATGCAGCGGCTCCGCCGTGTGCGCCCTGGAGAACCGACTGCCAGAACTTGATCATGTTCTGGATCGCGTCTTTCAGCTTGCTGTTAATCGCATCCAGTTGCGGCAGCAGGCGGTCGGCCATGCCGTCCTGACCGTTCTGGCGGAAGAAGTCGATCTGCGCCTGAATCGCTTCCTTCTGCGCCTGCAGCGCATCCAGCGGCTGCTGAACGGCGTCGCGCGCGTTCGCTGCCGCGTCCTTGGCGTGCGCTAGATCGAAATATGTGGCAGCCAGGTCCCCGACCGCTTTCTTCTGTTCCTCGGTGAACTGGATGAGCGGCTTGCCCTCATTCGCGCGCTGCGCGTTGAGCTTGTCGATCTCCTGCTGCTTCTTGAGGATCGCGTCGGCGACGAACTCCTTCTTCTGCTCCGCGAGGAGCGCATCGCCGACGAGTCCCTTCTGGGCCTCCAGCTGCGCGATGTCCTGCCGGCGAGTGTCGTTCTCCTCCTTGAGTTTTTCGTTGAACGCGGTCTGCACCCTGAGACGTTCGGCCTCGATGTCGGCCAGCGCCTGTTCCGCGCCCTGATCGACCGCGAGGTTCTGCACGCCGAGGATGGCGGCTTCCTTGTTGCGCCGCTTCGCGTTGATGCCGCCATTGTCGCCCGCGAGACCCTGCACCGCCGTAGCGATCTGCTGGCTCGTGCCATGCTTGACCGCCTCGACGATTCGGTCGGGCAGCTTGCCATAATTGTACGCGATCGAGGTCAGCGCCGCCTGCTGCCGCGCCGAGAACTCGGCAAATCGCTCCGCGCCGATCTGTTGCTTGACGACGTTCTGGAACTCGACGACGCGGCGCTCCAGATCGCGGACTGCATCGTCGAGCGTGACGACCGTCTTCGACGTGACCTGGCCGATGCTGCCATCCTGACGGGTGAACGTGTCCGAGCCAAAGCCGGCACGGAAGCGCCCGTCGCTGTCTATCTTCGCGTGCGACGAGAAACCCTCGAAGCTCTTGATGAGCGACACGGACTGGAAGATCGGGTCCTTCGCCAGTCGCTCACGCTCTTTGCGCTCACGCTCTGCCTGATCGGCAGCCGCCTTCGCCTCGGCAGCGTGCTGCTTGTCCAACTGAATCTGCAGCATCTTCTGCTTGGTCAGCGCATACTGACGCTGCAACTCGGGTGCCGAGTTGGGGAAGGTTCGCTGTGCTTCCAGAAGCGCTTCGTTATATTCGATCTGCAGCTTGGTGCGGTCGCTCGTGAGATCGCCCTGCGCCTTCAGCTTCTCGGTCGCAGCCTGTAGATCGGCGTTCTGCTTCTGCTGCAGTTCGCTGAGCTTCTTCGATGCGTTGCCGCTGGCATCCTGCTGCTTGCCGATTTCGCTGAGAATCCGGCTGCGCTCGTGCAACAGTTCGTTGAGCCGCTGTTCGTCCTTCGCCTGCGTTGAACCCGAGACGAAATCGATTGCGCCAGGACCGAAGAGTCCGGCACCGCCGCGGTTACGCAGGTCGATGCGCTCCTGCACATCCTTGATCTCATTGTTGACCGTGGTGATGTCGCGGATGCCACGGAGCTTGTTGATCAGGTCCGAGGTCTTGCGGCCCAACTTATCCAGTGAGCCTGCAACCTGATCCATGACCGAGTTGTTTGCGAGTGCTTCCTTGAAGGTCTGCCACGCGACGCCGAGACTGATGGTTGCGTCGTGCCACGGGCCGCGCATCTTATCGGCGACGACCTCCATCTTCTGTTCGAAGATCCGCAGCGCCTCTTGCCGTGCTTGCTCGACCTTGCCCTGCTCGAACAGGGTCTTGATGTGCTCACGCTGCGCTGCGCTCAGGAAATTCGTGGCGTCGTCGAGCTTCTTGATCGAGTCATAGCTGCCGCGGAACGCGTCGGCGACCTGCTGCGCCGCATCGGTGACCTTGATCCCGAGAACGTCAGCCAGGATTTTAGACGACTCGCCAAGCTGCACGACCTGCGAATCGTCGAAGCCCTCCTTGATGAGGGTCTTCGTGACAGCCAGCGCCTCCTCTGCACTGATGCCGTATTGCTGCATCGCCTTCGAGGCGACGGCCAGTCCTTCGGCGCTGTGCAACGCTCCGTCAGCATTCAACTCCAGCACGGCGTTCAGTGCGCGAAGCCGTGCTGCTTCCTCAGCGACTTCGTGGAGGCCGAGCGCGACCGTGCCGACCGCCGCAGCGAACGCGAGGATCGGCGGCGATTTGAACGCAGCGATCACGGCGTTGCCGACCTGCGGGAACAACTGGATCAGCTGACCCGACTGCTGCGCGAGGGTCTGCGACAGCGATGTGCCTGAAGCCAGCTGCGTGATGATGTCGTTGACCTGGAAGCTCAGGTTCTGCAGTTCGTACGGCTTCAGGCCGAACAGTGACGGGCGACCGCGCGAATCGATGCCCGCCATGGCGGCTTTCGCGCGCTTCAGGCTGTTCTCGACACTCTTCGTCGCGACCGCGTATTCGACCTGCGTGATCTTGCCGCGCTTGAACCAGTCGTCGAGCTTCGCCGTCTCGGCTGCGGCCCGCTGTTCGGCCACCGCCAGCGGGTTGATCTCGGCGCGCAGCGAGGCAATGGCTGCTTCTTCTTCCTTCGCCGCCTGCGCCGCCTGCGCCGCAGTCTGCTCGAACTTCTTCTGCGCCTCGACATCGGCCTGCTGGAACACGGCGGCCGACGCCTGCGCCGATTTGCCCTGCGCCGTGCCGACATTGAGCAACTGGTTGATGCGCGCCTGTTCTTCCTTGGCGCGGCTCACCGCTGCGGTGGCAGCCTCTTCGGCCTTGAGACGAGCGATCTCCTCGTCGCGCGCCGCAGAGACCGCATGGATTTGGCCGACGAGCGCTTGATAATCAGTGGAGTCGCGGTTGGTGAGGCCGGTGTTGCGCTCGATCGTCTGCAGGACGCTCGCGGCTTTCGCCTGGTTCTGCATGACGGTCGTGAGACGTTGCGTCGTCGAGGCGAGGCGGTTCTGCGCCTGCTCGACTGCTGTTGCCGTAGAACCGATCTGCTGCAGCGACGAACGCTGCGAGTTGAGTTCGGCTTCGGCAATGGCGATCGATGACTTGAGCCGCTGCTGTGCCTGCTCCAGACGATTATATTCGGCGGTGACCTGCTGCAGTGCCTGAAGGCGCGGCTGCTGATTGCGGCCAGCGGCGACCACGGCCTCGGCGCCGTTCAGCCGCTCGATTGCGGCCTGGGCGTTCTTCGCTTGGGCCTGAAGCGCGGCCAGTTCGTTGCGCTGCGCGGCGATCGCTGTCTGCTGACGCGAGAAGCCGGTAGCGGCGCGCTCGGCCGAGCCGTTGACCGCCGTATAGACCTTGTCGAGCGTAACGGCGATTTCGGCGAGCTTCGCGAGGTCGGACGCAGCGTTGCTAGCGCTCGTGCCGACCTTCGTATTGATGCCGACAAGCTGCTCAAGGACCGTCGTGGCCTGCTCGAAGGCGCGGGACGCTTCATCCTTTGCGCGGATGACTAGATTAACGTCCCTGCGGTTCTCGGCCATCTTCAGTTCTCTCCGGAGAGTTGCTTAATCAGTCCCTGGAAATGCTCGTGGGTCTTCTGACTGGCCGCCCAACCCGTTGTCGCCGTTGCCGCTTGAATGAGAACCGCCTGCGTCGCGAGTTGTCCCTTGACGCGATCCGCCACGATTGACGCTTCGTCCCACACCATAGCGATGGGGTAGTCGGCAGCGTCGGGATGACCGTGATCCAGAAGCAGGCTGACCTGTTTCCGGATTCCCCACAGCCATTCCTCTATGCTGTCGAAGAAGGCGTCATCGCCGCCGTGGCGCTGTGCGCCAGCCTTACCACGACGGCGAGGAATTTTCCCGGCGGCATCTCCGGCGTGAAGGACAGGTCACCGATCTTCTGCAGCGCGTCCATCTGGACAGCCGCAGAGAGCTTCAGCGCAGCTTCGACATCCGCCTCGAACTCTTCGGTAAGACGCGCCAGTTCGGCTTCGTCCCTGAGAGTCGAAGAAGGTGCAACGCTGCCTGAAGCGATCGCGATGATCTCGGCCATAATCCGCGGCGCACCGCTGACCATGTTGGCCCCGAAAGCCTTCACTTGTTCAACGTCGACGGCCTTCGCCTTCTTGCCGCCCTTCTTCACCTCGCCGACGAGATCGTCGAACATCGTCGACAGTTCTCCGCGGTGGCGGTGATAGATCGAAAGAGCGTCATTCGGCGAGAAGCCGCGAACGGTGAACGTGACACCGTCCGCGACTTCCACGGTCTTCGTCGGAATGGGGAGGTTACGCAGTCCCATCGTGCCTCACCTTTCCAGCTTAGACGTACGGCCGACCGTCGACGTAGATCGCCGAGCGGTTCGGTGCCGTCAGGATCTCCACGTTGAGGTTCAGCGTCTGCCACTCGTCGGACTTGAGCGCGAAGTCGCCGTTCGGCGCGAGGCGGACATACGGCATGAGGTAGTCCATCTTGTCGCCCTCGGGATTCGCCGAGACGAACAGGATGCTGCCCTCGACCTGGTCGGTGCCGCTGATCACCTGATCGCGCGACCTCGCCGCACGGTCATAGGTAACGATCACATCATCGAGATCGAGGATGGTGCCGCCGTCGACGATGGTCAGCAGGCCGAGTTCGGTGTCGATCGTGTAGTCCGTGTCGATCGCCTTGGTCGTAGCGCCGACCTTGACCACGACGTTCGACAGCGAGCGGACGCCGGTCGGAGTCGAGTCAGTGACGCCGATCTGGTAGGTCAGACCCTGCTTCACATCGGTGAAGGTCTCGGTCTCGGCCGTCGCGGAGGTCTGCGACAGCGTCTGATATTCGCCGAAGAAGAACAGCGCCAAGTTCTCCAGCTGGATGTCGTCACACGACATGTTGCCGGTCTGCGTCGTCTCAAGGATGATCGACTTGTCCTTGACGCGGATGCCCTCGTCGCTGGAAAAGTGCTCCAGCTTCTGATTGTCGATCGTCACGTTGAACGACGGCGTGTTGCCGATGTAGCGATAGCCTTCCGGCGTGTAAGTGCCGGTTTTGAACAGGGAGAAATACACCTTGCCCCGCCCGAGCGTCTGATTGCCGATTGCCATTCTCGTCACTCCTTTAGTTTGGTTTCACTTCTATAGTGAAAATCCGCCCAACGCTAGTCATAAGGATTCTCCGCATTGTCGAAGATGCGCAGGGTCAACCGCAGCCAGAACCAGGCTTTCGCGGACACATCGTCGGCGGGGCGAACGACGCCTGGACCGACACGCACATCGACCACGCGGTTCTTCCCGAGACCGAGGCCGAACGGATTGGGATCGTGCTGCGCCGTGCGTATCTTGCGCTCTGCAAGCAGGCGCTTCCGCACATCAGCCAGCAACGTATAGGCAGGATCGGTGGGGTTCGCCGGATCATCGTCGACGAAACCCTGTACGATGAGGTCCCAATCATATTCAGCGGAAGGTGTGTTGACCGGTGGCGGTGCAACGTCCTCTGCAGGATCCTGCCCTTCGAGGAGGCTGAGCATCGGAATCGGGTCGCTCTCGCCGAACCACAGACGGCCGCGGTAGACGCGCGAAGTCATCACCCCGTCGCCGGGATCGAAGTCGGCCAGGTCGTTGACGTAGCCGTTGGCCGGGGTGATCTCCTTCAGCGCAGCGGTCACCGCCTTCAGCGCCTTGAGCTTGAACGGATCAGGCATTGCGGTCCAACTCCATCAGACGGAGGAATTCTGATTCGAGGAATTCGGCAGCGTCGGGCGCGACCTCGCCGGCGACCGAACGGAACACCTGGTCGACGCTCGGCCCGTACAACAGGTAGACGTTGCTGCCCTTCCGCAGCGGGATCATCACGCGCTTGTTGTCGACGCGCTCACCCGGCTTCAAGCGGATCGCTAGGCCAAGGTTCGACCGTGTATCGAGCGGCAGGCTGCCAACGCGAAGCCGCACCAGGAAGGCGCGCTTCATCAGCTTCGCGAAACCGGGCGCCACCTGCACGGTGACACCGTTCTTCCCGCCGACCGTGCCGGTGCTGAATGACGCAAGGCTGGTCGGCCGCTGGCGCGCGGTGATGCGCGCTTCGAGGCTGTCGGCACGAGCACGCTCGGTAACGTTGAAGCGGCCTTGGCTCGGCGAGAGGTAGCTCGCGCGCCAGTTCACCTGCTCGCGCATCCTGCGCGCGGCGGCGGTGCGCGTGCGATCGGCAGTGCGGTTGACCGCCTGCAGTGCCGCACGCTTCACGTTCGCGGGAATATCCTCCAGCGCCCTCAGCGCGGACAGACCTTCGACCGCGACGACGTAGATGCCGCCTCGATTTTCAGCACGGAACTCGGTCATGCCGGTACGGGGAGACCTGCAGCTTCGGACGCGCTCAGACGAGTAACGCGAGCGGTCTGGTAGCCGAGGTCGGCAGGGTAGAGGTGGTCGATGCGGTAAGCCTCGCCGGCTTCCACGGAGACGACTGCGGTCTGCACGCGCAGCGGCGCGCTGAACTCGGCGAGGTCGAAACGAAGGCGGTCCTCGGGATTCGTCATCATCGCCGACCCTTCCTGGGCGGCGGCGCCGGTCATCTCGTCGGACTTGAGCCAAACACGCACGGTGCAAGCGACCGGCGTTGCGTTTGGCACGGGAATGTAGAGCGCGGGAACCGCCGCCTGAAGGTGGAGGTCCCCGCGCACCTGCCGCTTGATGTCGCGCAAGCGGCTCATCGGCTACTCGCTCTGAGCGCCGAAGATTGCGGCCTCAGCCGCGGTGAGGTTGCGAACGGCGCCAAGCTGCCGAAGCTCGTTCAGCTGCTCGATGCTGTCCGGCGTGAAGATGCGCTCCGCCGGCTTGCCGTTGATGCGGTTGAGCGCGAAGACCGGCACGAGTTCGGTCGCCTCGGCTGCGGGAGCTTCGTCTTCCGCGTCGGTGGCAGGCTCATCGTCGGTGACAGGATCAGCGGCTTCCTCGGACGGGCGTCCAGGGTTGCCCTCCACGAACTGACCTGTGGCATCGTCGTGGCCGTCGCCATCGGCATCGGCAACGGGAGCAGCGGTCAGGCTGTCGAATGAATCTTCGTCCGCCTTTGGAGCGGCTGCAGGAGCAGCGGCTGCCTGGTTACGCTTATTGCGGCTCATAAAATCGGCCCTTCTTCTGTTTGGGAAAGATGGAGCGGCGGATCCGCAAACCCGCCGCTCCGTTTCACGTCACCCGTTAGGCGATGACAGTCGCCTTGTAGGTAGCGTTCGGGTTGATCGGTACGAACAGCGGAGCCGATTCGACCGACAGGTTCTCGACCTTGACGCGCTCGCCGGTCTCGAAGTTCTTCGGGAACATCGGGATGGCCTGATACTGCGCATCCTTGTCGACGATCTGGCCGAAGCACTCGTAACCGTTGATCGCTTCCGGCGACGATTCGACGATGATCTCGTTGTTGCCGAGATACCGCGTCTGCGTGCCGTTGTCGGCGGTGTAGGTCTCGTTGTTGACCCACAGTTCGATGACGTGGCCGGAGGCACCGCCAATGAACAGTTCGCCGAACTTGAAGATTTTGTCGCTCGGCGCGATTCCGCGATCGACGGTGTGAACACCGCCGCGCTTGTTCACGTCGAGGTGATCCAAAATCTCCGCGTCCTTGCGCACGACGGTGGCGACGCCGCCGCCCATCGTGATGCGGGTCGGCAGGCCGCCGAAGTCCGCATCGACCATGGTGTCCATGATCGTCTTGACGTGGTCGAGGATCGACACACCGGTGTCACCCCAATAGTTGCCCGAGGTGAGCGTTTCGGTGTGGCCGGCGTCGCGCTTGAAGTCGACGAGGACGGAAGCGCCGTCCTTGTAGACGCAAGTCACCTTGCCGTCGATGATCGCGCGGGCGCGCATCCACTCCCACCGGCGCTCGACCGCCAGCTGCATCTCGCGCAGCATCTGCGCCTTGATGAGCGACAGGCGCTGCATCGGCGACAGGCGCTGACGAACGTCGAGCATCGACGGATCGATACCCGGCTGCATGGTCAGCGGACGAAGCGGATCGACGGAGTCCTCGACGACGACGTTCGCCGGCTTGAACCGATAACCGTCGACCTTGTCGGTGAAGACGCCATGGCCGCGGCCGAGGGGCTTCACGAAGGGCGCCAGCTTGCGGCTGCGAACCGGCAGCTTCTCGAAGTCGATCCACTCGCTGTCGGAGAGCATCTGGTTCGGGAAGAGACGGCCGAAGTAGAACGTCTCCGGCTTGCTGTCGCGGAAGACGCCGAGGAGCTGGCGAGTCTGCCAAAGCTCGTACGGATTTGCCATTTTCTTTTACTCCTGAGAGTTGAGGTCTGAACCTACGGTTGAAACGTAGGTTACGACGCGTTGGCGCCGAGACGGCTGCGGAAGACGAGATCCGGATTGCCGACCACCAGCGGCCCTGCGGTTTTCTTCGCGAGGGTGTCGTAGGTGGCATCCCAGACCAGCGGGCTGTCAGAGCCGGTGTCGTCCGACCCGGCGTTGTAGCAGCCGCTGAGCGACACTTCGCCGTAGATGGTCGAGTTCGACGCGCCGGAGGTGGCTGCCTGCATGAGCACGCCGATCGGCTTCACGGCCAGCGACGGGTCGGCATCGTACGTCGCCAGGGTCAGGTGACCGCTGGCGTCGACACCGACGACGCTGAACTGAGAAAGCGTCTTCGACGACGCGAGCAGGATGCGCACGGGCTGGCTGATGGCCGGCTCGGCGCCTGCGACGAGGTTGGAGTCGATATACGAGTCCAGCTGCTCGAATGCAGGAACGGCGCGCGCCCCGGCATTCTTGTAAGACGCATTGATGTCCGTCATTGTTGCGTTCCTTGTTGCGAGAGGGAGAGCTTACTTCTTCTCGAAGCCCTTGATGCCGACCGACGCCGCAAGCGCGAGAACGTCGCTGCCGTCCTCCTTGGCTTCCGGCTCGTTGCCGCCGCCGCTGCCGCCGCCGACATCGGGGTTGCCCTTCGACATGGCACCGGAGAAACCGGTGTCACCCTTGGCTTCCTCCTCGTCGTCGGTCTGCGCCGGAGCCTCGACGGTCTCCTTCGCAGAGGCTGCGAGCATCGCCTTGGCCTCGTCGGGAGACATGGCCGTCTTCATCGCGATGTGCTGTGCAAGGGCCGGACGGTCCTTCGCCTCATCGCAGCCGAGAATCGCGGCAATGCGCTCACGCTCGGCGGTTGCGCCCTCGCTGCGTCCGGTCGTCTGACCTTCCGTTCGCGCGGCATCGACAGCGGCCTGATCGACCGCCGAAGTCTTGGCTTCCTCAGCCATTGCTTCTTCTCCTTGGTTGTCGGACTGGTCGTCCAGGAAAGCCGCGAATGCGGCTACCGCATCGTCGAGCGAACCGATGGAATCGGCGAACCCAATCGATACTGCTTGCGTGGCGGTGTAGGTTAGCGCCTCGGTGTCCCGAACCGCCTGCTCCTCCATCGCACGGCCCCGTGCCACTGCTGACACGAAGACTGCGTAAAGCTCGTCGATGCGAGCCTGAATGCGGGCTTTGACATCGTCGGCGAGCGGTTCCGTATAGTTACCGTCGACCTTGTGCTTGCCCGCGTGAATGAACGTGATCTTGATGCCTGCTGCGTCGAGCGCCTTGGACAGGTCAATGTGGCTCGTAACCACGCCGACTGAGCCGACGCCGCCGGTGCGGCTGACTGCAATATGATCTGCCGCCATCGCCATCGCATAGGCTGCGGAGTAAGCTGCCTCGTGCGCAAAAGCGCGAACCGGCTTCGACTTGACGGCGAGCATCTTGTCCAGCGCATCGAAGCAGCCGGCGACCATGCCACCAGGGCTGTCGATCACCAGCGCAACCGCCTTCACGTTGGCGTCCGCCATGCCGCGCTCGAACGCCTTCTGAATGTAGATGTAACCCGTCGCCCATGATCCGAAGGCGTAAGGGAAGTTGTGCAGCAGCACGCCTTTTACAGGAATGTGCAAAATGCCGTCTTTGACCACGTACGGCCGCAGCATCGCGAGGAAGCTATTTGGGTCGAATTGCCAGAAGTCTTCGTCGGTCTGCGCTTGCTCGGTCAACAATATGGTGGCGTGCTCGGAAGCAGCGACGGCTTCGAGGCACGCGCGGAATCGCTCGGTCTGCGTCGGCTCGATGAGAGCCGGCTCACCCGCGAAACGAGCCATGAGCGGATTCGTCATCGTCATTGCTTCGCCGCTTTCTTGTTCGTGTCTGAGGGCGTGTCGTCGGGGTTGTTGTCGTTCGACTGCGTGGCCGTTGGCGCCACTTTCGGTTCGAGACCGGGCAGCACGAGGCCGAGCGTCTTGCGCATCTCCTGCTCGCGCTGAATCTGGCGGAAGACCTTGCGCCAATCCTTGCCGAGCCGCGCGAGTTCGTCTTCTGCGGTGGACAGGCCGGCGTTGATCTTGGCGATCGCCGCTTCCGTTTCCTTCTGCTCGTCGATCTGGCCGCGCGACGCGCCGATCCACTCACAGCGCGAGATCGCATCGAAATTGAGGTTGAGACGGCCGAACCGGCTGCCGCTCTGCGGGCTGTAGAGCGAGGGCATACCGCGGCGCTTCACCGCCTCGATCTGGCCTGTGTTCATCGCCTCTTCGAGCCACAGGCGGTAGATATGCGAGGCGAACCGGTCGGCAATCGCCTTCTTGCGCGACTGCATGAACTTCCAGGTCTCGACCATCGCAGCGCGGGCAGAGGAATAATTCGTGTTGGTGTAGTCGCGTGCCAGTTGCTCGTAGCTGACGCCGAGCGCAGCCGCGATGTAACGCAGCAGCGACTGCTCGAACTCGGTGCCGAGCGGACCGTTGCTGCCGGGAGACAGCAGTTCGAGCTTTTCGCCGGGGTAGAGGCGCGGGATCTTGACGCCGTCGATCTGCAGACCCTTGCCGCTGCTGACATATTCGGCGACCGAGCCGAGGTAACCTTGGCAGTAAGAGTCGATCGCCGCCTGCATCGCTTCGGGTGATGCGGTGCCTCCGCCTAGCGCAGCGAAGACCTCATTGGGCGGACGCTCCGACGTGATCGCAGCGGCGTAGAGCGCCTGCGTCACGGCGTTCTGCACCTGGATGTCGCGGAACGTATGCGTGATCTTCATCGCCTTGAGGGCGCTCGCCATCTCGGTGATGCCGCGGGTCTGCTCGGGGCGCTGAGACTCGAACAGGTGAATGACCTGTATCCGGCCCCAAGGCTTGCGGATCGGAATCTCCTTCCACTGCGGAAGGCCGAAGGGCTGCGGACCATAGTCGGCCCAATGCTGCGTGCGGATCTGGTAGGCGATCGGCGCGCCGCGGCTGTTGAAACGGACGCCGGCACGAATGTTCGGGTCCATCATCGAAGATGGATCGTCCATCCGCGTGCAAAGGCGGTCGATCTCGACCATCTGAATGGCCGTCGAGAAGGGCGCGCCGTCATCGGTGATCCACTCGGCCGTCGCGAGCACTTCGCCGCCGAGGAGATGAACGCCGACAGCGAGACGGATATGCGCCGTGAAATTGTTCAGCCGCGCCGCGTCGACCCAACAGTCAGGAGAATCGGAATAGAGTTCCCACTTCTCCTCGACTTCCTCCTGAAACGCTTCTTCCCAGGCGTCGTCCTGCTTACCGAACAGCACGCGCGACGAGGGGCGCGCGTTCAGCAGATAGTGCGCGCCGACGATGTTGTCCTTGTGCAGCTGCTGGCCGCCCTGGACGAACGCGTCGTTGCGCATCATGTCGCGGGCGCGGCCGTCGACCACCTGCTTCTCGGGCAGGATGTCAGCGTCGGCTGACTGCAGCGGCGACGACCAAAGTGCGATCACGCTGTTTTCGCGGTCAGCAGCTTCCATCGGCCCAAGCGCGAGATCGCTCCCTGCGACCGGTGGGACCGTGACCGGCGCAGGGAGCGCTGCACGCGCGGAAGGGGAACCGCCGCTGAGCAGTTCGTCAAATTCGCTCATAGGTAGAACGGCCTCAGAGGACCGCTTTCCGTACCAGCGATCTGATCCTTCAGAGATTGAATGTAGCGAGCGAGCTTGCCCGAGTTCGCCGCCGTGTAGCGCACCTGCTCGCCGTTCGCGTCGCGGAATTCCGCCACCGAAGCGCCGGTCATAAGTTTATGGAACGCCGCCTCCGCTTCATCGAGGCGCGTCTGCAGAACAGCGATCTCTTCGGCGGACAGGGGCATCCGCGCCTAAATCGCACGTAATGGTGGGTTATGCAACCGTTTAGTGAATTCAGTCCAGCTTGTCAAGCGCAGGTTGAACCGTTCATTCAATGATAGAAAGGAGGCAGCAGCCGGTGGAAGCGCGTACGGCGGACACGCGAATGAACGCAGAGCTTTTCAAGCGCGGGAGGACTACGCAGCACCGGACTGCCGAGCACGGGGAAGCCCGCGGTGATGTCGAGAGGAACGAGCGGAATCGCTACATTCGGATCGGCCAGTGCAGGACTGCCGAGCGTCGGCACGCCCGAGTCAATGGAGAGGGGCGCCATGACGTGCAACTGACCCAAGGCGGGAGAACCTAGCACCGGAGCACCCGAGTCAATGGATTGCGCTGAGATCGCGTGGTTCTGCACGATGTCCGCGGATGAAAGAACCGGCGAGCCAGCGTCGATCGAAATCGGCAACAAGACATGCGCTTGAGAAAAGGACGGCGCGTCGAGCGTCGGGGTTCCAGCGTCCAGGGCGGGAGCGCCAAGCGCATTAGTCTGCGCGAACGACATCCCATCCAGCGTAGGGATTCCGGCATCGACGCCGAGCAGCACCAGATCAACCGTCACGACCGAGGAAAAGGACGGGGAGTCGAGTGTCGGTGCGCCGGCATCGATCGCTAGCGGAGAAAAGGAGTGCGTCTGGGACACGACTGCTGCATCGAGGAGCGGAGCGCCCGCCGATGTATCGGTTAACGATAGCGCGTGAACTTGAGCGAGCGTCGGTGAGGCGAGCGTCGGGGTTCCGGCGTCGACACCGGATCCACTGAGCGCGTGAATTGTCGAGAAGGCCGGCGTGTCGAGCGTCGGCGTTCCTGCGTCGATTCCGTTCAAGCTGAGCGGCGTTGTCGTGACAAGCGGCCGAATTGCGATGGTCACAGCCGACCATGAGCCGGTATTCGTCGATGTCGAACCGCCGAACGCTGCCGGGTCGAACGAGCCGGATGTCCAATCGGTCTTGAGTGCCAGGCCAATGTTGGCGTCGTTGGTGGTTGAAGTGATGGTCGCCGAGCGGAAATGGTTGGTGACCGTCGACATGCCGGTCGGATTGGTGAACACAGCCCCGGCAGCCACTGCGGCACCGGCGAAGACAGCAATCAACGCGCCTGGTGTAACAGGTGTGATCGCAGCACCGTTGGCGATTCCGGTGTTGATTCCGCCGGTGGTGACGACAGCAACATCCTCGGGTGTCGTAGCGTCGGCACCGCGGACAACTAGAATGACGTATGCAACTCCTGCCGTGGTGGCGTCCGATGCAGGGATGGCGACGCTGGTATCAGGCGTCGCCCCCATCTTCTTCCGGCTGACACGGAAGTTGCTGTCGTTGCTGTCGTTTTGGTAGTCGTGCGCGCCGAGACCGCTGTAGCCTGACGGAACTAGGACATCGGCACCGCCCGCACTGGTGCGATTGACCGTGCTCGCATTCTCGACTGCGACATAAACCCAATCGCCCGCCTGAAGCGTCGGGACCTGATTGTTGGAGTCCCGAAGGTTCGAGAAGGCGACACTCTGCGCGCTCGTCGCGGCATGGGTGCCGACATAAGTGCCGACAATGCTGATCGCCACGGCGGGATCGCTGCCTTATGCAGGCGACGGAATGCCGATGTCGATCGCGCCGGTGCTGAACTTGTTGCCGCTGGTCACCAACTGCGCAGCTGCCAGATCCCCTGCGGCAAGCAACCGCGTGCCGTCGATGATCGCATAATACTGCGCGTCGTCTGTGCTGCCGGTAGAGGTCGCGGTGATGTCGCCATCGGTGATCGCGGCCACGGTGACTTTCCGACCGGTCGGCGAGCGGTTCGCAGGAGCACCGATGCTCGGGCTGGCCTTGTTGCCGACTGAGTTGGAAATCGCCGCCGCACGCGTCGTCGGCGCGGTGTGACAGATATGGAGCACGGTCGACGTGGCATTCGTCAGCACATTCAACCCGCTGTCGAGAACGTCAGGATGGAGATAAGCCATTAGGGTGAACTCCCTTGCAAGGAAGAGTCGCAAGGATTACACTAATCGGTTGGCGGCGTCATCACAAAGTTGATTTTCAACCTAAAGCAAGGTGTCGCCGATGTC